TTCAAAGAAAGTTAAGCTATCAAAAGAAGATATCAGACTAGCACAGAAATGGAATATACCACTTGAACAATATGCTGCTGAGAAGCTCAAAGTTTCTGATGCTGACGGCAGTTATGTAAATGTCAATTAAAGCGTGGGAGAAAGTTAATGACACGAAATCAAATACGTAGTAACGAAACTAGGGAAACCGAAACAAGAGAAGAAGAGTTTATCTTTGAGGAGCCAGATGCCCTCTCAATACCCGAAACGGTACAAGCAAGATTCGACAATGAGGAAATGGCCTTACGTTGGATTCGCATATCTGTAAAAGGACAAGATGACATCACGAATGTTGGTAAAAGACAACAGGAAGGATGGGTCTTCGTAACTTCTGATGAGGTTCCTGAAATGGCTGTTACATCCTTCGTAAGGGAAGAAGGTCGTTACCAAGGGTCAGTCTGTCGTGGGGATGTGGCCTTGGCTAAGAAGCCAGTAAAGAAGGTAGTGGCTCGACAGAGATTTTATGAGAAGAAAGCTAATGACATGATGGATGCGGTAAATGCACAGCTTATGAAAAATTCTGATTCTCGTATGCCAATCTCTAACTCAAGTAAATCAGTTACAACCAGAGGAAGACAGCCATCTTTTCAAGATTAAGTCTTTCTCTATAGATTAGGAGAAACACATGTCTACTACTAAAGCATTTCGTGGCTTTACTCCTGCTCGTATGATTGGTGGTGGTTACAACAATGAAGCTGTAACCGATGTCATTGCATGGTCATCTACTGGCCTTGCAGGTACACCAACCAATAACATTTTTACTGGTGATCCAGTAGTACTTCCGGGTGCAAACTTTGCAACAATATCTCCGTATATTGCTGCTACGTTGAAACCTTCTGGAGTATTTATGGGTTGTCAATACGTTGAGAATGGTGAGCAGAAGTTCTCCCGATATTGGTCGGGTGGAACAAGTGCCACAGATATCAAATTTTTTGTGATTACGAATCCAGATCAAACGTATCACATTCAATGTTCACTAACACTATCTGCTGCTGAGATGTTAATCGTAAAGAACTACAATGTTACTGTTAGTTCTACGGCTTCATCTGGCAATACTACAACTGGACAGTCTAGTTATTATCTAGACGGTGCATCAGGTACGGAAGCTGTTGCTGCTGTACGTGGTATAGGCAGGGCGCAATTTCCTGACGAAGGCGATGGAGATGCGTATCCAATAGTGGAAGTATATCTTAACACACACCGTGATCGTTATGTCACGGCTACTGCATCTACAGCTTAATAGGGAGGATTTATTATGGCTATAAATAGAGCTAGTATTAGTAAAGAACTCCTTCCCGGCTTAAACGCTGTATTTGGAATGGAGTATGGAGAGGTCAATGACGAATACAAAGTCCTCTTTGAAATTGAAAACTCAGATCGTGCTTTTGAAGAAGAAGTACTTTTCACTGGATTTGGCTCTGCGCCAACTAAAGGTGAAGGTGCTGCTGTTACTTATGACGATGCACAGGAAAGCTATACAGCACGTTATACTGCTGAAACCGTAGCTTTGGCTTTTGCAATTACGGAAGAAGCGATGGAAGATAATCTATATGATACTTTCGCTAAACTACGTGCTAAAGGTCTTGCCCGTGCAATGGCAAATACGAAACAGGTTAAAGCAGCTAACATATTCAACAATGGCTTCTCAGATGTCATTGGTGATGGTGTAGCTTTCTTTGCTTCAACGCACCCAACAATTTCAGCAGGTAATCAGAGCAACTTAATTGCTGCATCTGATTTCTCTGAATCAACTCTTGAGACTGCACTAACCAATGTACAAAAGATCAAAGATGATCGTGGTATTTTAATTGGTGCGAGTGCTGTTTCCTTACATATCCCAGTTGACTCTTGGGCTATTGCAGATAGGGTTTTATCAAGTCCCGGCAACACACAAGCAAGTGGTGGTCAGGCTGCTAACCCTAACATCAATGCAATCAATGCTACTCGTCACTTGGGTATGCTACCTGACGGATATCATATCAATCGCAGGTTTACGGATACAACGTCTTGGTTTGTTAAAACCGATGTTCCTAATGGAACTAAGATGTTTAATCGTACCCCTCTTCAAACGAAGATGGAACCTGATTTTGATACTGGTAATCTCCGCTTTAAAGCACGAGAGCGTTATAGCTTTGGTGTCTCTGATTGGCGTGGATGGTTCGGTAGTCAAGGATCGTAAGGCTAATTGTGGGGAAGTAGTTTCGGCTGCTTCCTCACTATTCTAAGGAGAAGATATGACTACAAATGTTAAAGTAGCTCAAAATGTGAGCAGTGATGGAGCAATCATAACAGGTTTCCGTTATATTGATACTAACACCACTTTAGGTGATGAAGGAACTGGTGCTGATCCTGTTCCATCAACAACCCGTGTTCTTGCTATGCATACTTATTCAACCCTTGCAGGTGAAATTGTTATTTCAGGAAGTAAGCAGATTACAAATAAGACAGCCAAAGGAACTGCTATTCGTTACCGTGTTGGGGCAACTGATTCAAATGATCAATATATAGGTGATATGGGTGTAGGTATTAATGGTGTTGTAAGTGTTGCTACATCAGGAACAGGAACAATGGCTCCTACAATTACATTATACTTAGGCTAACAATGCCTAATTATGCTTATTTAAAAACAGATCTTGTTAATACAACTGAGAATGATTCAACAGAATTTGCTGCTCAAGTTTCTGCTTTTGTAAAGAAAACAGAATTTAGAATGATCAAGGATCTGGACGATGCAGGACTCGATGAATATACAAATATATCTGTATCATCTGGGAATGCAGGAACTGTGTCTTTAAATGACAGAGTTCGTATTGTCAGGAATGTAAACTATAAAGTTAGTAATGGAACAGAAGTTACTAACCTTCTTCAGAGGACAGTAGAGTATGCAAATGACTACTGGCCTGTTAGTGCGTCTACGGGAACGCCTCGATATTACACTCGTAGAAATAATTCAAGTATAAAAATAGTACCCACTCCCGTTTCAGCATTAACAGTAGAAATTCAATCGCAGTCACAGCCATTACCTTTGGCTTCTGCTACAGGTACAAGTGTGACAGTTCAAAATTATTTTAGTGATTATTGTTATGAAGCTCTCTTTGCAGGATGCATGGTAGAAGCTACAATGTATATGAAAGATTGGAATACCCTTCCAACATGGCAAGGTGAATATCAAAATGCAATAGCAGCATTACGAAATCAAGCAAGACGAACCAGACAAGATGATATGGCAGTTGCTGCCTCTCCTGCTGGTGGACCCGATACAATATTACAAACAGCAAGTTAGGAGAATTAAAATGGCCGGAATTAAAACAGATATAGTAGTTAAACAAATACCTGAAGGAATGAGTGGTACAGGTCGAAAACATAAAAGAAAAAATTATGGAAAGAAAAGATTAAGTCGTAATCCAACACAAAAAGTAATAAGAAAGTCTGGTGGTGTAGTTAAAAAAGCAGGTGGTGGTATGACTAGACAAGGTTTATATCCTGCTGAAGAAGCTCGTTCAGGTACAATGTCTGAAGCTAAACGTAAGAGTAGTCCTATAGTTAAACGTAAGTTATCTGGGGATACTAAACCACCTAAAAAGAAAAAGAAGTCTAATAAAAATAAAAAAGTTGCTGGTATAACAGGTGGTATAATCAAAGGTGTAAAAAAAGTTATTGGAGAAACTTTGGATGGTGTTCCTATTCAAAAAATACCCGAAGGAAAGAGTGGTATTACAGGTAAAATACATAAAAGAAAAAATTATGAAAAACCACTTGCACCAAGGCGTGATAAGCATAAGAAATTAATAAACAAAACTGGTGGAGTTATTGGACGTAAACATAGTGGAACTCTATTAGTTGCTTCTACTTATACAGGTATTCCAAAATAAATAATGGTTAATCGTAGCTCAGTAAGACAACAGATTATGAAGCCCAAAGTTAAAAAAGTAATGGGTGAATTTAAAAAGAAGAAGTTAAAAAGTAGCTCTGGTAAAAAAGTTACTAATCGTAAACAAGCTATTGCTATTGCGTTAAGTGAAGAAAGACGCAAGAAAAGAAAAGGGAGAAGTTAGATGAAAGGACCAATAGCACAAATACCTATTCCAGTAGATCTGGATAAGGTACTTGGAAGACCAACGGGACAGGGCTTTGGTGCTGCTCGTAAAGGACCAAGTGTACAAGGACCAATAGAAGCTGTGAGTGATGAAAAATATCCTCAAGGTGAGTCTTTTAAGATAGATAAAGCAAATCGTATTAGTAATTACGCTCAAACAGGAAACTAGTTATGGCAATAATAGCAGGTTTAGTTAGAATGACAGGAAGTTTGGCTAAAGCTTTCTTAAAACCGGGTCGTAAAAATAAAACCGACAATAGGCTTATAACAGATGCTTATAATGAATCTACAGATAAAGGTTATACAGGCACAAGAGCAAAGTTTGTTGAAGAAGGTGAAAAAA